GTCGTGAGGGTGTAACAGGTTACGAGTGGATTGTCGAAGAACACGATCAAGCGACGGTCTTCGGTATCGATGAAATGCTCGGGAAGGTACGGGACGCAGCGTCAGACGACTGGCGGGCCGCAGCCTGGGTCATTGAGAGGCGCGGTGGGGCCACTTGGCAGAGGCCACAACAGATTGCCTTAACCGGCGGGCTAGACGTCAACCTGAGCAAAATGACAGATGCGGAGCTGGAAGCCGAGCTTCGGGCGTCAGAGGCAGAGTTGAAACAGTTGGAGGAACCATGACCGGCAGGCATCAACTCCCGACGCTACTCGGGCGGCACATGTGGAAGAAACTCAACGAACCTCGCAACATCTGCAAGGGTGACAACTGGCGGGCCGTGAGCACGGATGAGATGTGGATGAACATTCTGACGGAGGTCGACGAGCTCAGGTGCGCGATCATGCGAGAAGGGCCAGAGGCCATCCTGGCCGAGATTGCGGACGTGGCAAATTTCCTTGCCATGCTCGCGGACAAGGTCGAATCGGAGGCGTAATTGCTCGGAGGCGTAATTGCTCGCAACGCAGATCCTACAACTGCCCCCACATCTTCGAGTCCTCGCGCTCCGCAAAGAGCGCATCAAGCGTCTGCGCGAACGTACTTCACGCCCCGACTGGCGCGTGACCCTCGTGGATTCCCTTTTCCCTGCGCAGATGGCTTTCGTTCTCAGTGAGGCCAAGGCGATCATTGGGCAATGCACACGGCGAGCTGGTAAGACCCACGGGGCCGCGGCCAAGCTGATTCTCGCAGCGGAGCGCAATCCAGGGGCGACGGCGCTCTATCTCGCCCTGACTCGCAAATCCGCCAAGCGCCTCCTCTGGCCAAAACTCAAGCAGATGAAACGCGATTACGGGATTCCCCTGACCTTCAACGAGTCAGACCTCATAGCCGAACTCCCGAACGGTGCCCAAATCGTGCTGTACGGGGCAGACCAAGAAAATATGGCCGAGCGTCTGCGCGGTGATGCCTACTGCATTGTGCTGGTGGATGAGGCGGCTTCGTTCGGTAATAACCTCGAGTACACCCTGACAGACGTGGTGGAACCTGCGCTTCTCGACTACCAGGGCGCTCTGTGCATGATCGGTTCACCAGGGCCCACCCTGTTCGGGCCGTTCTACGATGCGTGTTCTGACCCTGGGCGGGGTTGGGAGATGCACAAATGGTCTGTGCTCGACAACACTCATCTTCCCCATGCCGGCTCGTGGATTGAGGAACTGAAGAAGCGTCGGGGGTGGGACGACGACAATCCCACCTACCTGCGCGAGTATCGCAACGTGTGGGTGTCAGATCCAAATGCTCTGATCTACGGCTACAACCCAGTGCGCAACGACTTCGCCCAACTTCCGATAGGGCCGCGGTGGGAATACGTGTTGGGGATCGACCTCGGCTTCGACGATCCCGCCGCATGGTCTGTGATTGCCTGGGCGCAGGATCATCCCAACGCCTACGTCGTGCATAACGAGGCACATCAGGGGTGGATACCCTCGCAGTGGGCGCAGCGAACCCAGGAATTGCAAGAACAGTTCAAGCCGATGCTCACCGTTGCCGATGCCGGGGCACTAGGCAAAGCCATCGTCGAGGAGATGGTAACGCGGTGGGGCTTACCCATCGAGGCGGCGGAGAAATCGGAGAAGATGTCGAACATCGAACTGATGAACGGTGATTTCCGTTGTGGGCGTTTGCTCGTCGACGAAGGGTTGACGGAGCTGAAGACGCAATATCTCACGTTGACCAAGGATCGCACCGGCAAGAAAGAAGACCCGTCGCTTCCAAACGACCGATTGGATTCAGTTTTGTATCCGTGGCGAGCCTGTAGAAACTACTGGTACAAAGACAAGCTGCCCGAGGCTGAGTTTGGATCGGAGGAGTATTGGAACCAGATGGAAGAACGACAAATCGCCGCGATGGTGGCACAATCCGAACAGTCAAGCAATTGGTATGATGAACTCATGTAGGAGGCTTTATGGAAATCGACCAGATGGAAAAGATCATCGATTTGATGATCTCGAAGGGCGTGGCCGGGTTTGAAATTGGCGACTTCAAGGTATCATTCTGGAGTCAGCCAGTGGGCGTCCCGCAGACCCATGCCGAACGCACCAAGTTATATTCCGAGGACGAAATCGACGCCGATTTGGGCATCATGGACGAGGAGTATTGAAATGGAACCATCACAAAACACCCAATGGTGGAAGGCCGACGACGACGAATCAGCACGTCGCGCTATCTCCATGATCACCGCAATCAACACATCCCAGGTGGCATGGCACGCCGACAACCTGCGCCACACTCGCATGTATGAGAACCGCGACTACTTCGGCACCGCCGTCGCCTCGCATATGGTGAGAACCTACAGCCAAGCCAGACGGATGAGCCACACTCAGAAAACTACGAGGATGGCCCTGAACATCACCAAGTCGTGCATCGACACTCTCACAAGCAAGATTGCGAAAGAGAAGGTCAGACCTGTTTATTTGACGACTGGAGGCATGATTGAACGCCGCGAGCGGTGCGACAAACTCAACCAGTGGTTGTATGGGCAGTTCGATTCGGCTGGCGTTTACGAGTGGAACAAGCAGGTTTTCAGAAACGGGTGCATTTATGGGAAGGGCGCTTCGAAGACCTTCATCACCAAGGTCAATGGCAAACCAGTCATCAAGAGTGAAAACGTATTCACTCCGGAACTTTTGGTTGACCCATATGATGCGTACTACGGCAATCCGCTGTGCTTGTATCAGCAGAAATTCGTCACGAAGGACTCCCTTCGTTCCGACCCAATTCTGGGAAAGAACTCTCGAGCCATCGACATGGCCACAGGCTTGTCATCACTCGCTGGGGCGACTGCCCACGACACGACAATTTGCTGGGAGGCTTGGCGGCGCAAGAGTGACCGGGAGATGGGACGTCACCTGATCTTCACCGACGCCGGTGTGTTGTTTCAGGAGGATTGGGACGACGACCAGTTCCCAATCGATTTTTTCGACTACACCAGGCCAGTCATCGGGTTCTGGGGCGTGGGCATTGCCGAGGAGTTGATCCCCATCCAGATCGAGTTGAACCGGGTGAGCAACCACATCCGCGACTGCATGATTCTGGGGGCCAACCCTCGCACCTACGTTCCCATCGGAGCGCAGATCGACAAAAACCATTTTACGAACCGCATCGGTGGAATCGTGCCATTTGCTGGCGGTCAACCTCCAATCCAAGCCACACCACCCAGCGTCAATCGCGAGAGCCTGGAGCGAGAGAACACCCTGTTCAACCGTGGATTTGAGATTGTCGGTCTCAACCTCATGAGCGCGTCGGGGCGTAACACTCTAGGGGCAAGCGCCAGCGGTGAGGCCATCCGCAGCTATAACGACATCGAGACCGAACGATACGCAGAAACCCAGCAAAATTGGGAGGACTATCACGTCAGGTTGGCAAATCGGTATCACCGTACCGCACGTCAGATCGTCAAGGACTACCAGCATTACATCGTCTCGACTGCTACCGATGACCGAGGCGTGGGTTCAATCGATTTCGCAGATATCGATATCCCAGAAGATGCAATGACCATTCAGAGGTTCCCGCAGAACGCGCTACCGCAACAGCCTGGGTTCCGGTTTGCCACCATCAAGGAATATAAGGACGAGGGCTACATCGACCAGGACGACGCTCGAGACCTGATGGATATTCCAGACATCAAACAAAAGACGCGCTATGTGCTCGCCCCGCGCAGGGTCATCGAGAAACTGGTCGAGAAGATGGCATACCAGCCAACCCCGAAAGACGGGCGGTGGCTTTCGGTCATCCCGGAACCCTACATGGATGTCACCTATGCGCTGATATTCGGAACACGCATGTATAATTTTCTTCTTCTCGAACTGCCAGAAGACGACGAGGCACAGAAGAAAGCGAAAATGCAGAGGCTCAACCTCGTGCGCCAGTGGATCGACAAGGTGAATCAGATGAGCCAGAAGCCACCACCACCGATGGACCCGATGGCTGGGGGCGGTACGCCGACAATGCAAGGATTGCCCCCTATGGGAGGGGGTGGGGCAATGGGCATGCCGCCACTACCACCGATGGCAGGGGTTCCCGCCTGATGTGAGGCCTTGACATTTGCTTTTAATCGTGAGGAGAGACAGAATGGACACAGGCAATCCAGTAGCGGTCGGGGGTGGCACCTCCAACGCAACACCGGGCTCAGATGACGGCAGCCGGGGAATGCACGATGATGGAGCGAGTTTTTGGAACTCGAACGCTGAATACCTGCAATCTATCGCAGCGCGTTTTGGTGGTGGATCAAACCAATCGACACCGACACCACAACGACAACCGAGTAGCGCGGGAGACGGAGACGAGTACCAAGAATTTGCCCGTTGGAAGGCGGCAAAAGAGGGCAAAGACCCTCGTGCGATTCTTGAGTTGAGCGGTATGCAACCGGCGGATCTGTTATCCGCTACGCTGTTTGGTGGCCCTCCAAAAGAGGAACCGAAACCAGACCCGGTGGAGTCAATCCGCGGTGAGCTCGCCAAACTCAAGGGCGACTTGGAGGCCGAGCGTAAGCAACGGCAATCCGAGTCGGAGAAGATCGCAGAAACCAGGGCCAAGCTCAAATTCGTCGAACAGGTGGGGGCAATGTCTGACCTCACTCTCCTGCAAAAATGGGGCACCGAAGCCACCGACACGTCATGGAATCTCTATATCAAGGACGTGGAAGAGGCATTCGAGGCGAAGCGTCGGGGCGAACAGGTAGCAATGCCTAGTCTTCGTGGCGCGGCCATTAGAGTGGAGAACTATCTGAGGGCCCAAGCCGGGAAACTCAGTGACGTATTCGGAGGTGGCGGGGCTGCGTTGGAGCCCCTGTCGTTAGACTCCAAAACCGAGGCGCCAAATCAAGCGGCGACGGCCCCCACAGGTAATGTTCGGGGGATGAGTCCAACTCTTACAAACGTCGGTGGAGAAACCGGCGCTCGACCCACGGGGCCCGCTACTCCAGATGAACTGAGAGCACGAGCCCTAGCCGCAGCGAAAGCATTGCGCGGCAAGTGAGGTCAAGCGACCGACCACCGAAAAGTACGAGGTCGCTTGAAATGTTTGATTTGACTCGCGCATCTGCAATTGTCAAAGAGCGGTATCCCGACGACGAAATTCAGCGAATGAGTTTCAAAAATCGTCCTTTCTTCGCCATGGTCGCCAAGGACGAGTCCTTCACCGGTGAGTTGATGAAGGTTCCGCAGCAATACGGGAACCCTCAGAACCGCTCAACCAAGTTCTCCCAAGCCAAGGCAGGCACGAGTTCCAGTTCCTACGAGGCGTTCAAAATCGAGCGCGTCAAGAACTACTCGTTCGCCTCCATCGACAACGAAACCATTCTCGCCACCGAGTCTGACGATGGTGCGTTCCTCAAGGCTCTTGAGTCTGAGATGGACGGCGCTTTCGACGCTATCGCCAATGACCTTGGCCAGACTATCTGGGGCCCAGGAACTCACCAAATCGGCAAAATCAGTAGCGTCGCTGCGAACGTGATCACGCTTGTCGATGATAACGATTCTGTGAACTACGAAGTCGGAATGAACCTCGATTTCAGTGACGTGCTGACTGGCACGACTGTTCGTTCTGGTTCTGCCGCTGTCTCCGCGGTTGACCGTGAGAATGGCACGGTTACCTACACAGGTACCGTTGCCGGTATCGCAGCCAGCGACTACATCTTCCCCGCAGGCGACAAGAACAGCGCCCTTTCCGGCGTTGGCGCTTGGTGTCCTTATGGTTCCGGTCGTGCGACTGCGCTCGCCGCGTCGTTCTGGGGCGTGACCCGTACCGTCGACCCTACTCGTTTGGGTGGCTGGTATCAGGATTACTCGAGCCTGCCAATCGAGGAAGCTCTTTCGAAGTTCGTCGCCATCCTTGGCCGCGAAGGTGCCAATCCCGACGTGATTTTCCTCAACCCAATGGATTGGGATGAGCTGAAACGATCGCTCGGTTCCAAGGTGCAATACGTCAACAAAATGATCGCTCAAGTCGGATTCCAGGGTATCCAGATCATCGGCTACAACGGCGTTCTGGAGGTCTACGCTGACCGGTGGGTGCCTTACGGCTACGCCTCCGTCATGCAACTCGACACCTGGAAACTGTGCTCGCTCGGCCCCGTGATTCGGACGTTCAACACCGACGGACTTCTGATGCTGCGAAGCCAGACTTCTGACGGCGTTGATATCCAGATCAATAGCTACGCGCAGCTAAAGTGTCGGGCAGTCGGCTGGAACGGTTGGGTAAAACTCCGCTAATAACTGAGCGGGGTTTTTCCCCGCTCCCATGCTTTGGGAGATAAGGGCTATGGTAGCTCCTAAGAATCATTTGACGGGTGCGGCTCAGTTTCCGCTCAAGACTCTGTTTGTGGACATTGTGATCGGAGCCTCCGGCGCAGTGACTTCTGCCGCTGGTTTCGGTGTGACTGCGGTTACGGTCACATCAACCGGTCTATACAACATCGTTCTGGATCAGGACTATGTGAAGTTGGTTGAAGTCGCAGTGACTCCGATTGCCTCGACCCTCGATGGGTTGGCGTTCTCAGTCAAGGCTGAAGACGTTGACGACTCGACCGACCCAGAGATCGACCTGTTTGTGTTCGACCCTGCCGTTGGCGCGGTTGTTGCTCCAAACTCAGGAACAATCCTGAAGGTCAAAATCGTTGTTCAGGACACTTTGCTTTAAGAGGTGAGACATGGGCGCTAATCGCTGGGCTCAACAGTTCAATTACACCTATTATGCGGGTGTTCACTACATTTTTGGCAAGACGACGATTGGGGCCACCGGTGCGCCCACTCTCGTAACCGCTCAAAGCCGAGGCATCACATCAATCACTCGCACGGCAACAGGCAGATATCGCCTGGTGCTTGATTCGAAATATCCATATCTCTTGGACGCTGGCATCAGTCACATGTCGTCTAGCCTCCAGAACACGGTTATCAAACTGACCGCAGAGGATACCGACGGCGCAACGCCGTATGTTGACTTCGCTGTCACGAATCCGTCGGCAGCAGCGGTTGACCCTGGTTCCGGTGACTCGCTGTATTTCTCGCTGGCGCTCCGCGCAACAGACGTCCGATAGGAGGCAGGCAATGCTGAACATGATGGGTAACAGCAACAAAGAGCGCGGCGGAATGATGGGGGGCGTGATGCAATTCGTTCTCCAGGAACTCGCCGGGGAATGTTGCGGGAAGCCAGGGATGGCTGGAACACCGTCGCCCTCTAATCTTAAGGATGCCGGTGGCGCCGTCATGCGAGCATTGCAAGCCGAAGATACCGAGGCTTTCACTGCGTCTCTGGCTCGATTCATCGAGACGATGGACGAGCTGGGAGACTCGATGGAAGACCCCTTTGACCTCGAGGTGGAGTAATGGGCATCCTACGCAACATGGCCGACATGATCGCAGACGTGCGCAAATTGTCGGATATGGAGGACACGGATTACGTCAGTGATGACGAGATCACTGGGTACATCAACGATGCCAATCGCGAAGCCACGATGATCTTGGGTGAGTCCTACGAGGATTGGAACCTGTCGAGCGACGACATAACGACAGTGGCCGGTACGCGCGACTATGGCGTAGCGGCGGATTTCATTCGTCTTCGCAAGGTGATGTATGTGCGTGATTCCGGTCTGTCGACCGAACGCGAATATCCGTTAAGACGGGCGAACTGGAGCGAGACGGATGGTGGCCCACTACTGGAGCGGATACCGAGGAGGTTTCGGCTCCAGGGGTCAAATATCAGGTTGTTTCCGATGCCGCAGGCGGTGCTAGATTATCGCTACTACTACCTGGCGGCACCAACCACCCTCACCAAGACACAGCTGAGCGTCGAGTTCCAGTACGGGCTTGACCGATTCTGTGTTTGGGATGCGGTGGTGAAGTGTCTCATCAAGGAAAAGAGCCCTTCGAAGGAAGCCACAAACGAACGCGATAGGCATCTAGCCATGGCCGTGCGCAGCGCAGACAACCGTGACGCCAGCGAGGCGATGACTGTGCAGGATGTTCAATATGGCTCGAACGACGATTGGTGGGATCTCTCATGGTAGTAGTTCCCGGCATTCTCGATAAAACGATTGAGCAATTGCAATTCCAAACGAGACGGCTCTCGGATTTTCTTCAGAGGGACAACTTTTTGCGTCGGCGTCTTATCGATGACATCGACGTAGGTACGACCGCTGTAGCAGTGCGGCACGGCCTCAAGTACCAGCCAGAGGGCTATTTGGTGATTCGTAGATCAGCAGGAGAAACCGTTTACGACACTGCGATAACGAATGAGCAAATCACCCTGGTAGCAACTGGGAGCGCGACGATTTCAATCATAGTTTGGTGAGGTGATAGATGGCTCTTGAGTTCACGATGGTTCCGGTAAACCTCACCGGCATGGATACCAAAACCGACACATTCGTCTTGAACCCTGGCGCAGCCAGCGAAATGAAAAACATTTGGATGGACAGATCCGGCAAGTATCAAAAGCGGGCCGGGTATGTTGAGTTGGCAGAGTTGGTCTCGGACGGTGTCACTGTCTCCGACTGGCACGGTGACATCCTCCGATGGCGTCAAACTTCGGTCGAGAAGATCGACACGGCAGGGGTGCGACAGACGAACGTCACGTTCCTTTCCGGCAAATACGAGATGAACGACATCGGCGGAGACCTGACCGTTACAGACGAGTTCTCGTATGCCGAGGGCCCCGATTATGGCGTCTTCGTCAAATGCTGGTCAGGGATATCGGTCGAAATCCAGTTCATCGACCTGCAATCTCGAAAATGCTTCTACAACGAGGTCATTTCATCGAGGACGATAGCGGGACCAGTGATCTTCAACACTACGAAAATCCAGGCGGTAGCGACTGCTACGGGTGTGGCGGTTGTGATGTGGGAACCCGCTTCGGGAACCGCTTACATCACCCTGGATCACTGGGTCGGGTTCGATGCCTCTGGGTATCCGACGCGAACGATTGAGTCTTTGACCATGGACAACGGCACTGTATTCGGTCGGGTGGACATCTGCCACATCGACGGATACGTAGCCGCTGCATATGACAGCGGAAGCTCGGTCTATCTGGCGATTGCGAACCTTGCCGCTGGGACGGCGTCAAACTCTCAGGTCACCACCGATGCGCCGACCCGACTCACCATTGCCAAAAAGGACGCGACCACCGGGGTGGTCCTTTGGTGCTTCGGCACAACCGATCGCGAGTTCGAATACCGAGAGTTCGCAGTCAGCTCAGGGCCCACAGGTTCGGCCACCGCGTTGAACACCAAGGCAGGGTACAACTACGACCCCTCGCGCATGACATTGCTCTGGGATGGCAGCAAATATCATTTCGCGTGGGATTGGGACGCCGACGCCCTGACGGCTACCGGTGGAGCACCGGGGCCGAACTACGTCGAGCATTACATTTCGACCACAGCAACACGACAAGACCTCGATACCCGAGCGCAGATCGCGTCGAGGATGTTCATCTACAACGGCGAGGTGATGCTTTACGAGACATCGGCAGAGGTGTCGGGAGATGACACAAACATCTCTGCCAGCCTGCGCACGTTCGGTTCCCCGACTTGGCCCAAGTGGTCAGACCAGTTGCTTCAGGGGCGAACACGACCAGCCAGCGTCGATGGATCAATGAGCGGTATCGAAGTGTTTAGCGGGGTCATCATCGGGGCGCTTCCGTGGGCAGGGAACCGAAAGACCCAGGCGAAATTGATAGAACGGACAGTTTCCGGGAAACCGACGTTCTCGTATTTCAACAACGTTCTTCTCAACAACGTCACGCCGCACCTGTCTGCATACGATGGCCGAGACATGTTCCCGGCCGGTTTCCCGTCGTGGCCAGTCATCACAGCGTTGACCGCGGCAGGGTCAGGGTCGTTCTCTGGCACCTACGGCCTTTCTGCGCTATGGGAACGCGTCGACAACGAGGGTAACGTCTGGCGGTCGGCCCCGAGCCTCGTTGCGACCGTCGTCGCTAGTACAAACAGCATGTTCAACGTCACAGTTGCCCCTCCGCCGTTCCATGATGCCACCACCGACCAGTTCTCGCTGGTCATCTATCGCACCACCGCCAATGGGACAATCTTCTATAGGGTGGGGTCATCAATCGCATCGACGACATCAACCACTGTGGTTGATGTCCTCCCCGACGCGGATCTGTCCGACAACCCGCTCTTGTACGTCGACGGCGGGGCTCTCGAAAACGTGATGCCGCCAGCCGTCGAGGCGTGGATCGTTGCCAGGGAACGGGTCTTTGTAATCTCGGCAGAGGACGGAGACCTGTACCCATCGAAACTGCGCATCTCAGGCGAGGGTCTTGGGTTCAGTGATGCTCTTCGCATCTCCATCGAGTCTGATTCCGGTCTGACCGCCCTTGGCGCCATGGACGAAAAGGTCATCGTGTTCGGGGAAGAATCTTACTCGGTGCTTTACGGCGTGGGCCCGGACGACTTCGGGGCGGGGCAGTTCGAGTTGCAAATGCTCAGTGATGCCCTCGGGTGTATCGAGCCCAGGTCGATCATGCTCGGTGACGCTGGTCTGTTCTTTCAATCCAGGAAAGGTTTGTGGCTTCTCGGCAGGGATCTCTCCTCGAAGGGTATCGGCATTCCTGTCGACTTGTACAAGAGCGCGACGATTGTCGGGGCAATGAGCCCCAGCGATCGCATGTTCCATTGGTGGTATCTGTCCACGGGCACAATCCTGGTTTGGGACGAATACCACAGCCGATGGAGTCGATTCCTGACAAGCGGGGCGCTGGGGGCGGTACTGGTCGACCAGAAGCCGGTTTTCCTCACTGCCACTGGGCAAGTTTTCCGCGAAGACACGACGATTTTCCAGGACGACGGGGTCGATTATGAGTGTCAGGTCACTTTGGGATGGATTTCGTTCGCTGGCCTCCAGGGTTTCCAGAAGGTGCGCCGGGTATCTATTCTCGGTGAGTCGCAAACTCCGGCCTTCTCCGCCGTCTGCAAACTCGCCTACGACTTCGTCGCCACCGCCACGGAGACCATCACCGCGGCCAATGCCACCGTCAAACCCACCGGGACGGCCTACCAGTGGGAGTTCAAGCCGCAACGACAGAAATGCGAATCGATACGGCTCGATATCACATGGACATCGACGGGAGCGGGCGCGTCGATTACGGGACTAGCGTTTGAGGTAGGCGGGATTCCCGGCATTGCTCGGAGAGTCAAAACAGCAAAACGAGTGAAGGGGGTCTAGATGGGCTGGCTAAATGATGCGTGGGAAGGGACCAAGGGGGCCGTCGAAGGGGTCGGCAAGGCCATCGATCCATGGTCGGATCTCTCAATGGGAGAACGAGCCGAGAACATCGGGCGCGGTGTGCTCGCAGCAGGGAGCGTCGGGACGAGCGAACTCGCACGGGCTGGATACAAGAACCTCAAGGGGTTCTCAGATGTCAAACCGGCCGACTATGGGGCGGCCGAGGCTGCCCAGACGGGAGTGAAGGACAACCAAAATTGGCTCAAGGCAATGATGGATGCCAACGCCGCGCGCACTGCCCCACAGGCCGCCGCGCCGACCATGATGAATCGTGGCGACGTTCGGAACGTGACCGCTCCCGCTCTTGGAAATGCTCCGCAGGCAGGGATGACGAACATCGACCCCCAGGCGATCGAGCTGCAACGCCAAGCAGCTAT